CCGCAGTGACCTGCGTTGTGAAGCCGAACGGAACGGCCGCTGCCTCGACCAGCAACCCGTCCTACACCTTCTCAGTGCTCGTGACCGAGTGGACCCCGGTGAACGGAGCCGTGGGCGAGTTGGCCACCGCGGACGTAACCTTCCCCATTTCGGGTGCAATCACCAAGTCGACTGGCGCGTAATCCCAACCACTTCACCCTGCGGAGGTAACAAATGAAACTGCCAATGACCGTCGTCTACGAAGGCGGAACGAAGAAACTTGTCATCGCACAGTTCTCCGACTTCATCGCATTCGAGAACGTGCACAACAAGTCTGTCGCCAAGATGGACACCGAACTACGGCTGTCCGATCTTGCGTGGATTGCGTGGCACGCCGAGAAACGCAACAAGCAGACAGCACTCGAATTTGATGCCTGGAATCTCACCGTTGAAGAATTGGAGCTCGGTGGCGATGACGCCCGGATCGTCCCTTTGGAGAGGAATCAGCCCACTGGCTGATTGCGTATTTATCGTGCGAAACGGGCATCGCCCCGTCCGCACTACTCCAAGAATCACCACGGATGCTGTACACCATGTCCGCGTATCTAAGATGGAAAATGGTGAAACAGAACCCGACACCGTACCGAGGCTGACGTGGCAGTAGTTTCAGCACTTCGCATCTCCGACAAACTTCCCACCGGTGGCCGCAACGAACGCAGCATCGGTGTCGCCATCCAAGTCGAAGGCCTCACCGACATCCTCAACGACCTCCAGCGCATTGAACCGAACTTCAACAAAGAGATGCGCAAGGCAGGCAAAGCCGTCGCCCAACTCCTTGTCAACGAAGCAGTCAAGGAAGCCGCATCGGTGACCAGGGCACGTCAAGCCCTCGAAGTCATGAAAGGAATGCGTGCCCAAAGCGATCGCCTTCCCACCATCAAACTGTCACACAGTTCCGGCTTCGTCTCCAAGAGCCGCCCGAACCGGAAACGCAAGACGAAGGTGACCCGTGGTGACGTGTTCTTTGGAGCCGAGTTCGGTGGCGGTGCCCGCAAGGAAACCAGCCAATTCCTTCGGCATCGTGGCAGATCGGGATACTTCTTCTGGCCGACCGTCCGCAAAGAGAAGAAGAACATCGCCCAGGAATACCTGCAATCCATCAACACCGTGATGAAACGGGAACTATTCAAGTGACTTGGAGCGGGGCAGCAGACCCGCTAACCTAAACCTAGGAGGCCCGCCAATGTTCTCTGTAGTTAGATTCCCAACCGTCCAATCACGCTGGTCCAAACCATACGCCGACGACTGGATGCAATTCGTCAACCTGCTCCACCACCACAAAGAACGAGACGACAAATCCAAAGGCGACCTCTACTCGCCCGTCACCTACATTCCACGCACCAGCCGAGGCAACGCCAACGTCCTCTCCGTTCACGCCTTCGTCGCCGACCTCGACGGACAAGGGTTCGAGCAGGCACGACTTGACGGCATCACCTATTGCGCCTACACCACATGGTCACATCGTGACGACAACCCTCACTGGCATGTCGTCATCCCGTTCAGTGAACCAGTCCCCGTCGACTGGTGGAACACCGTCTGGCAGGAAACCGTTGTTCGGCTCCGACTTCCAGCCGACCCGGCAACCAAAGACCCGGCACGAATCTTCTACCTTCCACAACACGAAGCAGGGATGCCGTTCGAGGTGCGCTATCAGGGAGGTCGGATGCTCGACCCGACGATCAACTGCATCACCGAACCGCCACGAGTGTTCCGTGTACCGAACCCTCGTGACCGTTCCAAGGTGGTTCGCACGTTGCGACGACCAGCCGAGTTCTTGGATGAGGACTATTGGACTCGTCCCAAGAACATGTCACGCTACGAAGGCTTGACGAAGCGTGAAGCACTTGAGTTGATTCACAACGACCTGCTAGCTCTGGAAAATGCGCTGACCGACTGAGAGTAGAATCACCGTGGCATGGCCGGTGAACGCACATTTCTCATTCGCATTCTTGGCGACTCTGACGACGCCATAGCGTCATTCAAGAAACTCCAGAAACAGGGTCGCAACCTCCAGGACGAGTTCTCCGAGAAGCTCTTTGGTGGGCTACGCAAAGGATTTGACGTCTTCCAGAAAGTTGCCGCCGTTGGTGCGGCAGCCATCGGAGCGTTCTCAGCAGCGTCGTTCATCGCCATCCAACGAGCCAGCGATCTCAACGAAACCATCTCCAAGAGCCAACAAATCTTCGGGGCAGCGTCACGAGAAATTGAGACGTTCGCCAGCGGGGCGGCTACCGCGCTCGGTCAAACCAAACAGCAAGCCATCGACGCTGCTGCCACGTTCGGCATCTTCGGCAAGGCTGCTGGGTTGTCCGGAACTGAGTTGGCGACATTCTCTACCGAGTTCGTCACCCTCGCATCCGACCTCGCCTCGTTCAATAACACGAGCCCTGAGGAAGCCATCCAGGCAATCGGTGCAGCGTTGCGTGGCGAAGCCGAACCGATCCGACGCTTCGGTGTGCTTCTCAATGACGCAGCCCTCAAATCGGCTGCGATGGAGATGGGTATTTACAACGGCACCGGGGCACTCACCGCTCAGCAGAAGGTGTTGGCCGCCACCGAAGTCATCTTCCAACAAACTTCCGATGCGCAAGGCGACTTCGCTCGAACATCGGATGGGCTCGCCAACCAGCAACGAATCCTGAAGGCACAGTTTGACAACATTTCAGCCACGCTCGGTCAACTCCTGCTCCCATACTTCTTGCGGTTCGTGACGTTCATCAACGAACGGATGTTGCCTGCGGTGCAGGTGTTCGCCGAGCAGTTGGGTGAAAAAGGTTTCAAGGAAGCAGCAATTATTGCGATTGCGTCCCTCGGCGAGTTCGGGTTGAAGGCGATTGACACCTTTGAGCAAGTCACAATCTCAGTCCTTCAGACGAGCCGGGAACTCGTCAACCTGGTGCAGAACCTTGGTTTGGTGGCAGCCACCTTGTCGGCCGTCACCGGCAACGTGATGACATTCGTGAAGTCATCTGCGGTTGTGATTGCGTTGGATGTTGCCGAACAGAAACTCATCGACACCACCGCTCAACTCCCAGCGAAGTTTGATGCGCTACGTCAAGCGGTACTCAACACCAATACCGCGTTCCTCAAAGTGTCAGGCTCAGCCCTGGTCACAACCGACCGGCTCAGCCGACTTGAAGCCAGCCTCATCAAGTCGTCGGCGAGCAGTGAGGATGTGGCGAGCATTTCGACGAAGGTTGGTGGTGCGGTGAAGTCTGCTGGGGACAAGTTGAAGGAATACCGTCAGCAGGTTGACAAGACGACGGCTGCTGAGCGTTCGTTGACGTCTGCTCAGCGTGGTCGTGCGTCGGCTCAGAAGTCGTTGGATCAGGCGAGTCAGCAGTTGACGGATGCGCAGGAGGCGTTCAATCGGGCGGTGGCTGGGTATGGTGCGGGGTCGGCTGAGGCGAAGGATGCTGAGCGTGCGTTGTCGAGGGCTCAGCGTGATCGTGAGCGTGCCGGGTATGCGGTGGAGGATGCGGTGTTTGCGGTGGCTGATGCTGAGAAGGAGTTGGCTGAGGCTCGTAAGGACCCGCAGACGACTCCTCAGCGGATTCGTGAGTTGGAGATTCGTTTGGCTGAGGCGAAGTTGCGTGTTGCTGATGCGACGGATTCGCAGGTGGATGCGACGGATACGTTGGCTTCGGCTCAGAAGAAGTTGAATGAGATTGTCAATGGTGCCTTGCCCGGTTCGCTTACTTATCGGACGTTGTTGGATGCGGTGAATGATGCCAAGGAGAAGCAGGAGGAGGCGACTTGGCGTTTGCAGGATGCAATCAACAGTGAGGCTGATGCGATTCGCAATCTAAAGCAGGCGTACAAGGAGTTGGCGTCGGCTGCTGAACAAGCGGGTCGAACCGTGAACATTCCGAGCGTTCCGTCACCTGGTGCGACAGCGACCGTTCCGAACTTCGGTCAACGCACGATGCCGGACAAAGTAGACATCACCGTCAACTCCAGCATCGTGAATCCGTTGCAGGTTGCACAGGAGATTCAGGACTATCTGGACAAACTTGACCGCTCCTACGGTGCCTACATTCCGGTCTGATCCATGGCCAAGACCGCAATCTGGGGACAAACCTACAAAGTCCTATTGGACACCGGGCTACTCCAAGACGCATTCACCCTCGACTCATCCACACTCAACGGACCCGACGTACTTGACGGCACAACCGATTTCGCAGACGTAACCGAATACGTCACCAACGTCCAAATCCGACGCGGACGCAGCACCCAACTCGACACCATGAACATCGGACAAGCCAGCATCATCCTTGACGACAAAGCCTCAGGACGCTCCTTCGACCCAGCCAACACCGCCTCCACCTACTTCCAAGGCGGATACGGAATCGCCCCACGACGCTTCGTCCAAATCTACGGAGGCAGCGCAGGAGACGAACCACTCTTCGTCGGCCGAGTCAACGACCTTGACATCGACTACGTCCAACCAGACAACAGCTTCGCCCTTATCGCAGCAGTAGACGACCTCGCCACCCTTGCACGCACCAACCTGATCGGCTTCAACCCATCCAGCGAACTCACCTCCGCCCGTGTCTCAACCATCCTCAACCGACCAGAAGTTGCCTACTCAACAGCGACCCGTGACATCGCAACCGGTGTCGCCACCGTCGGCACCGTCGCCTATGACGACAACGACAACGTCAAATCAGCCATCGACGCAGTCGTGCTCGCTGAAGACGGCCGATTCTTCATCAACCGAGGAGGCACAGCAGTCTTTCAGCCAAGGATTTCGTTCTCCTTTGACACCGCAGGCATCCAATTCTCCGACACCCCAGCCGGAACCGTCATCTCCTACCAAGAACTCTCCGTCGGCTACGGAGCCGAAACCCTCTACAATCGAGTCCAAGTCGGCGTTCAAGGCTTCGCCGTCTCCACCGCAGTCGACACCACCTCCACCACCGAATTCGGCGTCAGCACACTCAGCCTCACCGACATCCCACTCAACAACCAAACCGCAGGCGACACCCTCGCCGACAATCTCCTCGCCAAATACAAAGACCCGGTCGTCCGCTTCAACGAAATGAGCGTCCTCCTCAACGGGCTCGACGCAGCCAACGCCCAAGCAGTCTCCATCCTTGACATCGGCGACCTCGTAGAAATCACCAAGACCTACACCACCGGGTCACCATCATCGGTCACGAAAACGATGTACGTCGAAAGCATCGCCCACGACATCACCCCAGGGTCACATCGCATCCGACTCGGCCTCGGACAAGCGCAACTCCTCACCCAATTCATCCTCGACACATCGCAACTTGACGACGCAACCGTTGGGCTAGGATAAGACTCACCATGGGTGCAAATGCCGGTACTGCTGTTCCAACGTATGCCAGTGGGGATGTCCTCACGGCTGCGAATCTCAATCTGACGAACTCTGGTGCGCCAGTTTTCGCCGATACATCGGCGCGAGATGGAGCATTTGGAAGCGGTAAGAAGACACTCGCCGAAGGCCAGTTGTGCTACTTGGAAGACGCGGACGTCGTCCAGTATTACGACGGATCATCGTGGGCGACCGTCGGGCCTGCCGCCGATAGCGGACTCACGCTTATCAGTACGACAACGATCGGCTCGGCAGTTTCTAGCGTCACGGTATCAAATGCGTTTAGCGCAACGTACGACAACTATCTCATTACGGTTAGCGGCGGTGCGGCATCTACGGCCGGATTTGGTCAAATGACGCTTGGCGTAACCGGAACGGGTTATTACTACGGCATAAATCTAGTTCAGTATGGTGGCGCTGGTTCGGTTGCAACCTTGGCGAACGGGGCGTATTGGTACGTGGGCCAGTTTGAAGTCGCAGGATTTGGAACCACGATCGAACTTATGAAACCGTTTTTGTCTGACGAAACATCCGTATCGTTCCGCGGAGGCGGCGTACTTACCACCGGGCAACACTTTGTCGGTAGCGGATTCCTAAACAATACAACGTCCTATACCGCGTTTACTATCACGCATTCAGGCGGAACAATGACGGGCGGTACTGTCCGTGTTTACGGCTACAAGAACTGAGGCATGACATGACGTACAAAGTTCAGATCGACGACCTAGTTCGAGACGCAACACCGGAAGAAGTCGCCGCACTCGACTTATCTCGCGCCGAAGCCGCACTCGCAGAACAAGCAGCCGCCGAAGCCGCCGCCGCAAAAGCCTCTGCGAAAGCGAAACTCGCCGCACTTGGACTCACCGACGCGGAAATCACCGCACTCCTCGGAGTGTGAAGCGTGCGCTGATTGCGCTTCCCGCCATCATCACCCTGCTGTTCGCCAACCGTGCGAATGCTGAAACATTGGAGTGTCGTGAGGTTGCGGTTGAGACAGCCGATGGGCGAGCATGGATGTGTCGAAACGATTGGAATCCGGTCGGATCACGGATTAGTGAAGAGCAACGCAAGACTGTGAATGCCGTCGTCCTGCTGACGGTCGTGGCACCTTTGAGCAGGAGACGGAAATGAAATGGCGTGAGTACATTATCGAGAACTCGTGGACGTGGGGTGGGACGTCGCTGGTGTTGTTGACGTTGACCGGGTGGACGTTGGTGCAGGCGTCGTTGATTACGGCCGTTGTGGTTCTTGTACACTTGGCGTTGACAATTCAAGGAGAGAACGGTGAGCAAGACTGACGTGAACATCAAATCCAACGCAACTATCGCCAAGGCGTTCGACATCGGGCAACGGCTGTTCAGTTTGTTCGTTGCGACTGCCCTCCCGGCTATCACGACTGGTGCTGTGATTGGTGTGAGTGTGGCGAAGTCGGCAATCATGGCTGGGGCGATGGCGGTCATTGGTGTGGTGCAGAAGCTTGCTGCTGCATCGGTCGATGGTGAGTTGACTGTCGACGAAATCAAGGACGCGTTCTCTAATGGCAAGACTGCGTCGAAGCCGAAGAAAAAGTAGCGGCGTGTCTCGGCCGTACACGGGCACCAAGGACGGTGCGGCTGCCGGTAAGCGTGCCGGGTTGGAAGAGTTCGTCCGCCAGATCACGGCGATGTCGAATGGCGCGTTGTGGAACAACGGCACCTGGGTAATTCGCAACATGCGTGGCAAGGAATCGTTGAGCGTTCACGCGACGGGTCGTGCCGTGGATTTGTCGTATCGGAAACTCGGTACCAAAGGCAAACCGAACGGTCGGAAGCATGCCGAGGAGGTCATGGAGTTTCTGGTGGCGAACTGGAAACCGTTGCACATCGAATGCATCCTTGACTACTTCCCGCAACCACACGGCCGAGGGTGGCGTTGCGACCGAGTCGCATGGCAGAACTACACCAGCAAGACAATCAGCGGTGCGCCAGGTGGCGACTGGATACATGTCGAGATAGGTCCGAAGTTCGCCGACAACGCTGAGGCCTACAAGCGCAAGTTCGCACGTCTGCTCGCCGGTCAAACCGACGAGGCTGACGATGATTGACCAAGGCTGGGCACTCGTCATCTCAGCACTGCTGGCTGGGGTTGCGTCAATCATCGTGGCTCTCATCCAGAAGTTCCGCAAGGAGAACCGCCGGGACCATGGGGCGGTCATGGATGCGTTGGATCGGGTATCCCACACGATGGAACGAGTCGAGGGTAAGGTGGATTCACACATCGAATGGCACCTAACAGGAGGGACCACAAATGGGAGAGTTT